GCAACAACAGCTGCAGAAGCACTTTCCACTCTAGGAATTACAGAGTGGGTCTTGCGAGGCGAACCATCTAATGAAGATGAGTTTAACGATATGTTTACAAAAGTAACTGGTGCAGACTCAAATGGTTCAGCTATTGAATCATCTGACCCAGATGACTTCGGTGTAACTTGGAAACAAGTATCAGACAAAATGAAAGAAATGGATGATGCTGCACCTATGAACGAACTTCGCAGACAAAGAAACGAAAAATTAGCAGAGACAGATTTCTATGCTCTCTCTGATGTAACAATGTCAAGTGATATGGCAGATTATCGTGAGGATCTTCGTGATCTGCCGGCAACTGCAAAACCAACTTTAACAGATGGTGTACTTGGTAATGTGACTTGGCCTACAAAGCCATAATAGTATGAAATGTCAAATCAAGCTGATATTCTAGATAATGTTCTTGGTATTACAGATGTTGTGGAAACAACTACTAGAAATGTAACACCACCAAAACCTGTACTTGTTCCTAAAACAGAGAACAACGAACAGGATATAGAGAATGATTACAAGTATCAGCGAGAGAACTTTTACAATCTGATTGAAAGAGGACAGGATGCAATTGATGGTATCTTAGACCTTGCAAGAGAATCAGAACATCCTAGAAGCTATGAAGTTGCTGGGAACTTAATTAAACAGGTTGCAGACGTAACAGAAAAACTTGGTGATTTACAAGAGAAGATGAAGAAACTCAAAGAAGTTCCTAGTTCTGCACCAAAGAATGTAACGAATGCATTGTTTGTTGGTTCTACAGCTGAACTGCAAAAAATGTTAAAAGGAAAAGAATAATGCCATTAACAAGAGCAAATTTAGTTGGTGTAAAACTAGAAGGTGTAGATATCCCAACTGGTACTACTGCACAAAGAGAAGGCACGCCAACACAAGGTGTGTTGAGATATAACACAACTGATAATGCATTTGAAGGTTATAACGGAAATGTTTGGACTTCAGTTGGTGGTGGCGCAACAGGTGGTGGTTCTGATCAAGTTTTCTATGAAAACGACCAAACTGTTACCACAGATTATACAATAACAACAAACCAGAATGCTGTAAGTGCAGGCAATCTCACAATTAATAGTGGGGTTACAGTCACCGTACCTTCTGGAAGTAGATGGGTGGTAGTGTAATGGCTGTAACAATTAACGGAACAACTGGTGTAAGTTTAGTACAAGACGGAACTATTAATTCTTCAAAAATTGCTGACGGTTCTATAACTACACCTAAAATAGCAGATTCTACAGAAGTTCTTTTGGACGCTACATATACTAATGGTGATGCTACCGTTACTGTATCTTCAACAGGCAGTCTTTCAGTAGGCATGAATATTAAAATGTCTTTTAAGAGTAAGAATATTAATAGTAGCGATATTATGCCAAAGACAGGATTAAAGATTGCATCCATCACAAATAGTACGACTTTTGAAATGAGTGCTGCTGCAGGCGCTAGTGGCACAGATATACCAACACAATTTACAACTGGTGTTACCACAGACAAACTTGCTGAACACGTTATAACAAATACTAAAGCTGATCCAATTGATGTACAATTAGCACCTTTTTGGGAAAATATTGAATATACTAATGGAGGAAATACAGGACACACTTTTATTACTAACTATGGTACAAAGATATCTGCAAACAATGGTAACAATGGCCCATCGGCAATTGCAAGATTACGAGGTTCAACTGGACATGGAGATTTTTTAATTAGATGGGTGCCTGGATATTTTTGGGGATTCTCTGGAATTCGTGTTGGAGACTTAGCAGGATCACCACATATAGGTCAGCCAGGCGCTGGAGCTACCCAGAATAATCCGCCTGGATTTGTTTATTATCAATTTCTTAATAATTCATCTAACAACGTAAGATACATTCACAAATGGGATGGTTCAACTGGAACACAATTACAAAATGCAAGTGGTGGAACTAATGGAGTAGAATGGTCGTTTTGGAGAATAAGTGGGCAAACTAAAGTTAATGATGGTAGTGCAACGACTACATTACAAGCCTCTGGTGATACTAGAGATTATTATATTTCTAATAATGGACAAGGCCCTCAGTCTTGTGAGATGAAAGAGGCGTATAGATTAACAAGAGGTGGAGCATAATGGATTTTTCAAGTTACAGTGAAGCAGTTATTGCTAGAGCAGCTGCTTTGTGTAGTTACACTAAAAGTGTATCTCTGAATGCAGATGGAACATTAAACTGGTGGGGAGAAGAGACACACCCAACAGATAGTGAAATGAATGCAAAAATGAGTGCAGCTCAGACTGCATTTGATACCCAATCAGATTCAAGAGATGATGATAACGGTGCATTAGATGCTCCAGATGAATGATAAATAAAAGAAAAACTAGGAAGTTAATAAATGAGTAACATTGTCCTACAACCAAATGCAAATGGAACTGGTAACATTACTATTGCCACTCCTAATACGAATACAAATAGAACGCTGAATATTCCAGATGTTGCAGGCGATATTGTTACAACTGGTGATACTGGAAGTGTTAGTTCTGGTATGTTAAACAACACACTGAATCTTTCTGGTAAAACTGTTAGTAATTTTACAAACCCAAATGGATGGAATTTATTAGCAACTAAAGACGATACCTCTACAGTTGATTATACTGGTAGTGTTCAAATATTTGATTGGACTAATCACTTAAGCACATACAATAACTTTATGATAGATCTTTATTATTACTCCCAAGCAACTGCTGGTGCCGTACATATATACAATGCTTTTTACGATAGTAGTTCAGCTCTCACTGGACAGAAAACTCTTAGATATCTTCACAATGGATACTCACAAGACGGTTCAACTGCAACGCCATCTGCTGGACAAGGTGCTTATTGGATGACAGGATTTGGAGTTCAAAACCAAACAGCTTATACACACCAAATGTACATTTGTAACGGAAGATTGTCTGATACTAGTTTAGATGTAAATATTCAATGTCATTCTACTTGGTATAGAGAAGGATCAGGTGTTACTCAGGCATCTGGTGCTTGTCAAATTATTGATGGTTCTCAAATTGCTAAAACTGCGTTTAATGTGGATTCATATTCAAGTAGTGCTGCTGAAGATGCTAGAGTTTATGCAAGATTATGGGGGATGTACTAATGACAAATGTTTTTAATCCAGAATGGGAGCCACGTTCACAGGAACTTGGATTATATCAAGTTAGACACAAAAGAGATGAATTACTTGCACAGAGTGATTGGGTTGTAACCATGCATAAAGAAAAAGGAACAAACATTCCTGCTGCATGGAAAACATACAGACAAGCATTAAGAGATATTACTGATGGGTTGACAGTTCCATTTAACAAATATGATTATGTCGATATGGATGCTATTGACTGGCCAGAGAAACCAGAGTAAGGAAGTAGAATGAGTACACTTAACGTAGACGCAATTGTAAGTTCATCTGGTGGTAATACTACTACAATTAACGGACAAACTTTAAACGCAGACACTATCGTAGGCGGTCGTAGAAATATTATTCAAAACGGAAAGTTTAATATTGACCAGAGACATAAGTTTGCTTCACATACAGTTTCAGCAGGTTCAGATTTTTTTGCAGATCGTTGGGGGTTTTATACAGACGCCAATGCTTTTGCAACATATGGTGCTACATCGGAAGTAGTAAGTGATAGCCCAGACGGATTTGATAGATCAATGAAATGGACTACCACATCTGTAACAGGAGCTGGTATTCCAGCAACAAGTGAAGTTATTTTCAGACAGCCTGTAGAGGGATACAATATTGCACATGTAAATTATGGTAGTGCAAATGCAAGAGATTTGATACTTTCTTTTTATGTAAAATCATCTATTGCTGGTAATTATGGATTTACTGCTCAGTATACAGATTCAGGTGGAACTAATCGTTACATACAAAGAAGTTATACAGTTAGTGCGGCTAATACATGGGAACGTGTGACTGTTACAATTCCTAAAAATACTGCAAACGTAATGCAACAAAAAACAAATGGTGCTGGGTTACGTCTTAATTGGGATTTAGGAGAAGGTTCAACATACTCTTCTGCTGCTTCTACTACTTGGGGAACTACTTATACCAATGGATTAGCTGGTGGTGTTAAAATTGCAGAAGTCAACGGAGCAACTTGGCAGATTACAGGCGTCCAGTTAGAAGTTGGCGATGTAGTTACACCATTCGAACACTTATCGTATATTGAAGACCTTACGATTTGTCAAAGATATCTTCAAGTCATATCTGGTGGTTCAGATGCATTTATTTTTGCTGGTAAAATGCAAGGTTCTAGTTCTATTGATGCAACGATTCCTCTCACCGTTTCTCTTAGAGCATCTCCAACTATGAATAGTATAAACTCAAGAACATTCCATGATGGTGGATACTCTGCTTCTTCTAGCACAGCACCTACTGCTTTGCAGTATGCAAACAACAATATAGTTCTTGCAGTAAATTGTGCTGGATTTAGTGGTTTAACAAATAATGAAATTTCTAATTGGGGCCCCCAAGCAAGTGAATTATTAATTAGTGCAGAAATATAAGGAACGTGAAATGATTATTACATCAGCAAAATATAAATCTAGAAGTGAATATGATGAAGATGGCAAAGTAACATCTACATCTAATGTTGCTATTATTGCAACAATTGATGGTGAAGAATATGGTGTGCCTTTAGATCCATCGAATACAGAATATGCCGAGATTATGCGATTAGTAGAAGCAGGCGAATTAACCATTGCAGATGCAGAATAAAAAACTATGTTATGTCTAATTATGAACACTATCTTGGAAATCCACTACTAAAAAAATCCAATGTTCCTGTAGAGTGGACTAAGGAACAAATCATAGAATTTCAGAAGTGTATGGAAGACCCCATATACTTTATTAAAAACTACATTAAAATTGTATCTCTTGATGAAGGACTTGTGCCTTTTGAAATGTATCCTTTTCAAGAGGATATTGTAGATACAATTCATAATGATAGATTCACTATATGTAAAATGCCTAGACAGTCTGGTAAGTCTACGACTATGGTATCTTACATTCTTCATTACATTCTTTTTAATGATAATATGAATGTTGCAATCCTTGCCAACAAGGCTGCAACTGCAAGAGATATTCTTGGTAGACTTCAACTCGCATACGAGAATCTTCCTAAGTGGTTACAACAGGGAGTTGTTTCTTGGAATAAGGGTTCTGTTGATTTAGAGAATGGTTCTCGTGTAGTTGCTTCATCAACATCTTCAAGTGCAGTTCGTGGTGGTTCTTATAACATGATATTCTTGGACGAATTTGCATTCGTTCCTACTAATGTTGCAGAGGACTTCTTTAGTTCTGTTTACCCTACAATTTCATCTGGTAAATCTACAAAGGTTATTATTGTTTCTACACCAAACGGTATGAACTTGTTCTACAAACTTTGGGTAGATGCAGAGAACAAACGTAACTCATATAATATCATAGATGTTCATTGGAGTCAAGTGCCAGGCAGAGATGAGAAGTGGCGAACAGAAACAATTGCAAATACTTCTGAAGAACAGTTCAGAAGAGAGTTTGATTGTGAGTTCTTAGGTTCTTCTAATACACTTATTGCGCCTGCAAAAATTAAATCAATGGCGTTCTTAAATCCTATAAAGTCAAATGCTGGATTAGATGTATATGAAAATCCGAAAGAAGGACATACATACACACTCGTAGCCGATGTGTCAAGAGGAACAAACAATGATTACTCTGCATTTATTGTGTTTGATGTAAATACCGTTCCTTACAAGATTGTCGCAAAATATCGTAACAACGAAATTAAACCACTACTATTTCCTAATATTATCCATGAGGTTGCTACTGCATATAACCTTGCATATACGATGATTGAGGTAAATGATATTGGTGAACAAGTTGCATCTTCTCTACAGTTTGACTTGGAGTATGAGAACCTTATTATGGCTTCCATGCGTGGTCGTGCAGGCCAAGTTGTCGGTGGTGGGTTCTCAGGTGGAAAAGCACAGTTGGGGGTAAGGACAACTAAAGCAGTTAAAAAGATGGGATGTTCAAATCTCAAACAAATTATTGAGACTGATAAACTTATTATCAACGACTATGACTTGATAAACGAGTTTTCTACGTTCATTCTTAAAGGACAATCATATGAAGCAGAAGAAGGACACACAGATGACCTTGCAATGTGTTGTGTTCTGTTTGGTTGGTTGGTGCAACAAACTTATTTTAAAGAGTTGACAGATGATGATATTCGTGCTAGAATGTACTTAGAACAACAACATCAACTAGAACAAGATATGGCTCCATTTGGATTTATTGTAGATGGAGTGAATGATTATGGTGAAACTATTGTTGATGAGTATGGTACTAGATGGAGTCCAGTAGTTCGTTCTCACGATTCTGATTGGTAGAAAACATCAAATGCCTACATAATATCAATAATATCGTTATCTAACTTTAAGAAACAATTAGCACATACTACTTTGGATTCATTGATTAAACCTATAACTTCTGTTCTAGATTCTTCATTCAATCCCTTTCTTTTAGTAAGATTTCGTATTTTCCCTTCATAGGGATGAAATTGGAGACATGCGGTTTCAGATTCCCCACAGTAATTACAGACTTTATCAGAAAGATATTCGTTTACCCATATCTTTCTAGCTCTATAATTGCGTTGGGAAACCTTTTTTATGGTTTCTTTGTATTTCTGATAGTGCTCTGACATAGAATTATTTATGTGCCGCAAAACCTATAAAAAACAAATGAAGAGAAGGTTTTTTATAAATATTCGTGTAAGTTTGGAAAACTTAATAATGATAAATCCATAAAGGAGAAAACAGGATGGCATTTCAAGTATCCCCTGGCGTTCAAGTCAAGGAAGTTGATCTTACCAATGTTGTGCCTGCTGTTGCAACATCAATCGGAGCGGTTGCTGGACACTTTACACAAGGCCCAGTAGCAGAAGTCGTTTCAATTGGTTCGGAGCAAGAGCTGGTAGAAATCTTTGGTAAACCAACTTCGGCTAACTATGAAACATGGTTTTCAAGCGCCAACTTTTTACAATACAGTAATGCTCTGCGTGTAGTTCGTGCCGATTTAAACGGTTCACTAAACGCAACGGCAAATGGTTCTGGATTGAAAATTAACAATGACGATGTATACGATGCTAACTTTGCTTCTGGACAAGGTGCTGTAGGTGAGTGGGCTGCAAAGTTCCCTGGCTCTTACGGTAACGCTCTAGGAGTATCAGTTTGTGCAAACGCAACTGGTTTTGAACAAAACTTCGCTGGTAGTGCTGGTACACTTGGTGTAACAACAGGTACACCTGCTGCTGGTGCAACAGTTGTCGGTGTTGACAACGGTGGTGGTTCTGCTGGTGACGGTGGCGCTGCATTCAATGTTGGCGACATTGTATACTTTCAAGAAGCAGATGGACAACAGTATGAAGTTGTTTCAATCGCAGTAGACAATTTAACAATTAGACAATTAGACGACCCAAATGGTGGCGGATTAAAATCTGCTCTTACAGCTGCAACTAATGTTCGCAGACGTTGGAGGTTCTATGACCAAGTGGACGCAGCTCCAGGCACATCACCTTACGCTGCTGACAGAGGACTTGTATCTGATGAGATGCATGTTGTCGTATTCGATAAAACTGGTGGTATCACTGGTTTCGATAACGACCTTGCTGGACAAAGAGGTGCTTCAGTACTTGAAGTGTTCCCATTTGTATCTCAGGCATCTTCTGCTAGAACCCCACAAGGAACTAGTAACTTCTACGCAAACGTAGTAAACATTGGTTCTGCATATGTACGTTGGATGGATCACGATGGTACACTAAGTAACGCTGGTACAGATCCAGCATCTGGTACTACATTTGCATCATCCGCTGGTAAAGGCGGAATTCTTAACGATGCACTTGGTGGTGGTGCAGATGGTTCTGCAAGTCCTCTTGCTCCTACAGTGGGTGAACTAGACATTGCATACAACTTAATGTCAGATGC